CAAGCGGGCTATCTTTACCGCCGCCAGCAAAGCCAAAGAGGCTGTTGCTTTCATCACCGCCGATAGGACGCAAGAAGAAGAAGCCATCGCCGCCTAACCCCTTGGGGCGGCCTAACCCGCCGCCCCGCCCTAACCAAACCGGAGAAACCGCCATGATCCCTGTAAAGGAAGTTTTTTACCACGCGTTCCAGAACTATGAGGACGGGCAAGATTATTGCGGGCCGGAAGAGGACGCGGACGGGTGGACAGTCCTTACCCGTACCCTTTCGGCGGATCGTTCGGAAGAGTTCATTGCGGACGAAATAGACTTCGCCACCTATGAGGAAGCAAAGGCCCATGCTGAGGCCCGCGCGGCGTTGCTAGGTGTCGACGCCTCTATCCGATAGCCCACGCCCTATTGACCCCGCCCTAACCTTGCTCTAAGAACAACCCGCCAAGCAACAAAGGAAGCCAATCCATGAACACGCAACACACAACCGGCAAATTTTCGATATACGAGAACGCGCCGGGAAATAAGCATCGTTTTCTAATCCATGATAGCGCCGGGCAAACCATCGCCACGACAACGGGCGACCCGGACCATGCGCCCGATTATTACCGCGCGCTGGCAAACGCCCGCCTTATCGCCGCCGCGCCTGACTTGCTGGCGGCTCTGAAAGCCTTCGACGATGCGTTCTCGCACTATTGCGAAGGCGACCCCGATAGCGACGAGGTTTCGGCTCTATATCAAGCCCGCGAAGCAATCGCCAAAGCAACAGGTGCAGCATGAAAAACACCAAAACCACGGCCATAGAGTTTACCGACGCGAACGGCTTTAGCCACCGGGTTATCCGCACGGGCCGGAACACCGCCGAAACCTATATCCGCACGCCGTATAACAATTATTTCGTGAAGGCGTTTGCCTTGTTAAGGTTCAAAGGCAATTTCACCGCCCACAATATCAACAACGCCGTTGTAATGGGAGCGCGCTAGCATGACCCGCCAAGCCAACAAAGGAGACTGCACAATGAAAGACCATTTAAACAAGCCGTGGCGCATAGTCAGGAAGCGCGGCGTAACGTACATTTATGCCGGGAAGGCTGAGGTTTGCCGGATTGCAATCGGCCTAGACGAGGCGGCGCACCTGATTTGCGCCGCGCCGGGGCTGTTTATCGAGCTAAACAAGCTGGTGCATAGCACCGGCGCTCGCGCTGCCATTGCCCAAGCCCAAGCGGGGTTCGAATGACCCTTTACATCCCACCGCCCGCCCCGCCCCGCCTTCTGTTTCACCTCGCCCACGCCGTGCTAGGCTGTGCCATGCTAGGCGGGTTGCTGACAGGGCTATATATGGCCGTCTATGCCCTTGCCGCCGCCATGGGGGCGTTATGACCGCCCCCCTGCCCTGCCCGTTTTGCGGCCATGACGCTAGTTGCGGGGCTGTTGTGAGCCGCTTTGCGGTCACTTGCTCAAACGATTACTGCCCGGTGGAAAGCCAAGCCACAGCGCACACGTTGGAGGAAGCGATAGAATTATGGAATACTAGGTCATGACCAAGCGCAAAAAGCTGGCTAAACGCGGCCCGATAGGCAGAAACCGCACAATCCCATTTGTGGATTTGGTGCCTCCTGCCATTGAGCCGCCCCCAGCAGACCCGATGCTAGTCGCGTATATTGACGCGATACACAAAGCCGCATCAATACGGGACCGGGCCATTTACAACGCGCAACAAAAGTTCGCTTGGGACTTGGCCGATGCTTGGAAGAAATGGAAGGTCGAATAATGGCAAAGTGGCAAGATGAAATGAAGGAATGGGATTTAAAACAAGCGAACGCGGAAACCAAAAAGTTGCTTGCGGAAATTACCCGTTTTAGTAAAAAGCCTCGCTTTGAAGAAGTCAGGCTTAAAATGGTCTGGATTTTGCGTTCTGGGTACGTGGACACATTACTAGGTGCTTATAAACTGGCAACAATTGCTCCAAAACCTACGCGAAAGCCCAAGCGCAAATGACCGACAAGCTCAAGCCAATACCCTTCGCGTTCACCTGCCGCTGCGGATCACGAAAGCCATCTAAATCAACCGCCCGGTATAGCGCCAAGGACAGATTGCATTACGATTGCGTATCATGCCGCCCACGCCCGCAACCCAAGCCAGAAAGTCCGCCAGATGCACTTCGATAAAATCATCCTTTGCATTATATTTTCGCTGGTCGCATTTTGGGCTGGCGTAATCTATCTGCTTACATAGGAGTAATTGCCATGATTGAAGCATCCGCCCGCGAAGCCCTAGCTGAGATGGCCCAGGGCCGCACACAAGACGAATACATCGCGCTTGTGTGGTCCCAGCGTTACCCGCATGCCAGCCCCGCCTCATCTACCGGCTGGCCGTTTAAGCATAGCACCGGCGTTGTGCAGCCAAGCAAGTTGAGGAAAATTACTTAATGCAAGTCGTTCTCAGTTGGTACGAAATCCTTGCAGCCGCAAACGTAGGGGTAATGCGCCGCGCCCAAGACATAGAAGAAAAGAAGGGCGATGGGAATTACGGCAAAATCGAAGGCTTTTGGCAAAGCCATGTTGAAGGCGCACTAGCTGAGATGGCCGTGGCAAAGCATCTCGACCTGTATTGGAGCCATAGCTGCGGTACACGCAGGGGCGCTGATGTAGGACCGCTTCAAGTGCGGCATACTGAATTGCCCAACGGCAACATGATTTTGCACCCCGGCGACAAGGACGACGAACTATGCGTCTTTGTCACAGGGACCAGCGGTAAATACACGCTGCACGGCTGGACCCGGCAAGGCGATGTAAAGTTGCCTGAATACTGGCGCACCAATGTCCGCTACCCGGCCTATTTCGTGCCTCGTGAAGCCTTGAAGCCGATTGAAACATTGAAGGAAAATATGCCATGAAAGCCCACGATGCCTTGAACCAGACGGCGGCAATCATAAAAGACCGGGGCGAAATCTATGGGGAAGCCCGTTTAAACCTCATGGACACGGCGACCCGCTGGAGCGCCACGCTAGGCCACAAGGTCAGCCCGGCGCAGGTGGCGCTTTGCATGGTGGATTTGAAATTGGCTAGGTTGCGGGCCACGCCGGGTCACCTAGATAGCATACAGGACGCTTGTGGTTACTTGGCCCTACTGGCAGAACTGGTCACAGATTAAACGCACCCGCCTTTGCTCCTTTTGTGGCGGTGTGCGGCTCCCCTTGGTTGGCTTGGCGGTTGCCAAGGGGGGTATCTAATCGGCAATTCTCCAAGTTCCTGGGGTTGTTTCTTCAACCCGCAATGCCTTTTTCAAGTCTGTTAAGGTACGCCTAACGCCCATGCTGGCAGCGTCCGGGCTGATGTTAAAAGTATTTTTTAGCCCATGCCTAAACTCAGCTTCTGTACAAGAACCACTTTCCCCCAACATCTTAAAAATATGTTGTTCGTATTTCCCGCCGCGATGGTTTTTGCGAACCGATGCAACGGCATCGTGGAAATTAGCGACAAGACTTGATACTTCGTCGCCTTCGTCATCGTTGCCCAAAACGTGCCGGTCAAGGTCAAAATACATTCCCTTAACCAAATCACCGTCCTTTTGTTTGGTGACATCGACGCGGGCGTTCATGCCTTCCATATTGTTACGGTAGCAGCCCAGCAGGAAATCCACGTTAGCTGTGATTGCACTGGACCCACGCGGGCGCTCCGTTGCGTTGTGGCCTGTGTGATGGATCACTAGAACGGTGCAATTAAACGCAGCCCGCAACTCGCTGTTAAGCATACGCAGATATGTTGCAATATCGCTAGAACTGTTCTCGTCCCCGGCAAAAGTCTGGCTCAAGGTGTCAATGATGATAAGCACGGGTATTTCAGGCAGGGCGGCTATAGAGGCCCGCAATGCTCCGATTTCTTGCTTGCTAGAAAGCAGCAAAGGCGTGCGGCAATAGTAAAGGTTTTCAGGCACATCAACGCCTTGGTGCCACGCATCCACGCGCCTAGCCACACCAGCACCGCCTTCTGCGGCAACGTAATAGACTGCGCCTTTGACCGTCTTGCGCTTGGTCCATTCTTCGCCGTGCAGAACTGATAGGGCTAAGTCGATGGCAATAAATGATTTAAACGTGCCTGACGCGCCAAATAGCATACCCATTGCGTCCTGCGGTATGATGTTTTTGACCAGCCATTTGATATTCTTCGTTGCTTCCTTAACTTGGCTGTGGGTTTCGGTAAGGTTTACCGATTTGACAGGCTCAGGCTCTTTAGGCTGGTACTTCTCCGCCCCCTGGACCATGCGGACAAGCTCATCCCCGAACCTATCGCGCCAGCGGTCAAGGTCAGGGCCTTCCTCCTCTGGCTTTGAGGCCAGCATGATCGAGCGCAGGACATTGACTGTTGCGCCCTGCTTGAGGCCAGAGGCTACCAGGCTGGCAGACAGCTTCATTAGCGGGTCATGGTATGACCGCTCGTCCAGCTTGGGATTGATAAGCGCCTTGAACAGGTCAACGGCGTCGCCTGTGCCGTCAGGCTTGGGCTTTGGGGCAGACAGGCCGCGTTTAATCGAGTCGAGGTCAATGCCGAAAGCCTTGGTGGCATCAGCTAGGAAATAGACTTCATCGAGATTGCAAAACAGCAACCTGGTCGACCATAAGCCACTGTCCCGCTTCTTGGTGTTTGTCCCGATAGGTAGGCGGGCATAGCGGACGGGGTTATTGCCAGACGGATCGGCGGCAATCAGACCATCTGCCGCCATGGCATGTAGCACGGCGTCAATTAAGGGCTGGTTCTTGGTGTCTTCGTCTTCTTCGTCCAGCAGTATGCCGATCTGAAACTTGCCGGGGCTAGTCTCCAAGGCGTAGCTGGATGCACCGTTTAAAGACTTCAGGTCCGCATCGTCAGCCAGCAGGACAGCCAGACGGCTAAAGTTATCCTTTGACCGGCGCTTCTGCCCGTCTTTGGGCTGCATGATCGAGACGCAGTAATAATTATTGTCTTCGCCGCGTTGGTCTATGACTGTCTTCTGGGCAGTTGACCCCGACCACGAACTACCAGCCCACACAGTAGGCGGCGCGTTACTTGGATCGCTGGCAAAGGATGTCGTCCAGCCATAGTCGTCCCGCAGTCTGCCATACAGGGCAGCCAGGAACTCAGAATTACGCATGATTGCCTCTGTTTAAACGCCGAAAAGGTCTTTAAGGCCGAGCTTGATCTTGCGCTTCTTGGCGTTGGCTATCAGGGCTTTCCAATGGGTCTGGGGGATTTTACCGGCTGTGCCTTCTGGCACGAGCCAGCGGCTGACTGAGCTTGGCTGAACTTTGAGGATTTTGGCTGTGGGCGTAACACCGCCTAAGCGGCAGACGATTGAGTAGGCCGGTTCACAACGGCCTTTAATATGCGCCATAAAAAATCCTATAGGTGTTGATTTGCCTAATATGCACCTAACGCAATGGGACGCAATAGGCTTTTTTTATAAAAAACATCTTGCACAAAATAAAATGCACATGTTACGCATACGCCCTGCCAAGGAGAACCGCCATGCAGCTATCAAATGCCGACGCCCAACTAGAACATCTAGCCGAACAATGGCTACTAGCGAAGCAAGCCGAACGCGAAGCCAATGCCGAACGCATCAAGATTGAGGAGCAGATCCTTATCCTGTCCCCAGCCAAAGAGGAAGGGTCATCTAGCCGGACGCTGGCGAACAACCTTAAACTTCAGACCACTGGGGCGCTTTCGTATAAAGCCGATCTGGATCAGTTGCTTACCATAACCGCCACCTGGCCGTCCGAATACAAGCCGGTCAAGACTGAAATCAAAGCTGACGAGACAGTGCTTAAAACCATTCGGGCCAAGCGCCCCGATCTATGGCGCGACATAGCCATAGCCATAACCACCAAGCCCAAGAAAACCGCAGTTACAATAGAGGAGACAGAATAATGGCCTTTGATCTTAAAAGCATACGCAAAAACGATGCAATGGCCGCGCCCAGGTTGATGGTCTATGGCGTGGAAGGTATCGGCAAATCAACATTTTGTGCCGGTGCGCCCAACCCCATCTACATCTTGACTGAGGACGGGCTAGGCTCGCTCAAGGTCGATCACTTTCCACTGGCAACATCGTTTGCTGACGTAATTGACGCCATCGCGTCCCTTTACAAAGACAACCACGCCTTCGAGACTGTCATCATAGACAGCTTGGACTGGCTGGAAGCCATCATCCAGCGCGAGATCGAGCAGAAATACGATGCCAAGGACCTTGCCTACGGCAAGGGCGCTCTTATCGCAGCCGAACGCTGGCGGGAAATACTGGACGGCCTGAACGCCTTGCGTAACGACAAGGGCATGATCGTCATTCTGGTCGCACACACAACGATTAAACGCTTTGACAGCCCTGAAGTCGAACCTTATGACCGCTACCAGCCCAAGCTACAGGAACGCAGCAATGCTGTTGTCCGCGAATGGGCTGATGCTGTCTTGTTCGCCAACTATAAGACCATCGTTAAGAAGGACGATGTGGGCTTTAACCAGACCAACAATCGCGGCATCTCGACGGGCGAGCGGTTGTTGTTTACGAGCGAGCGCCCCGCTTACATGGCGAAGAACCGCTACAATATGCCTGAAAGCATCCCGTTGTCGTGGGACGCATTTTCCGAAGCCATCAGCCAATCATAAGGAACAAACCAATGCCTGTATTTGATTTTGACGTATCGACTTACGAAGCCCCCAAGCGCACCAGCTTTGAACCCCTGCCGCCTGGTGACTACAATGCCATGATTACAGACAGCCAAATGAAGACCACAAAGGCTGGCACCGGCGAGTATCTGGAACTTACCATGCAGATCG